CAAGTTTGTATTTTTCGGTTTTCAACCAGCTCACCTCTTGAGATAAGTAAGTTATTTATTTTATAATTCTACTATTGTATTGAACGGCAGTCACTGCACTTGGAGTTTCGACTGATATTCTATAAAGTAATTTAAAATATTGTGCATATGTTTATTACATATTACTGACTTATTAAATGCATGTAATTTTAGATTTATTGAATTTGTTATTTACCCTTAAATGTGAATACCCGCTAGGAAGAAAGATTGAAATATTCTAGGTGCTACAAGACCGGACGCACCGAATCTCTGGCACTTACTTTTAATTTTATACACTATGAATACAAATAACGTTAAAAGACAATGTCCTCCAGGATCGACAGAAAACATCCGCAGAAATCCTTTTGTACAAAATCGATCACCAACATCTAAGCGATATAAAGAATTGATTGCGATTGAAATTAGACGAGTCGAGATTTACAATGCTACTAGCACAGTTGATTGCAAAGGTATCGAAAGTGTATTTGATGGTACACACCCTGGTGTTAAAATACTCAGTGATGCTATGCATTGCGCCTGGCAAAAGACTCTAAGGAAAGAACTTACTTTTGTGAATTTGACTGAAGGTTATATGCCAATGGTCGATAGTATGGGTCATTTATTTGGAATTGGATTTAATGTGGTTCACCCATATGAAGTCGGTCAAGAATCGTGGGAATTTTCCTGCTTCGCTAACATAGGTTCTATACGTTGGTTCTGTAATGTAAGTATAGTGGTTCGCTTTGGTAAAGTTCATATGAGTGCTATTCTTAGGAAACATAGTACTGAAGAACGTCCTATTGTGGTTACGAAAAAGGATCATGAAGAACGTATATTTTCATCCGCCTTCGACAGATTTAATCCCCAATCTGTTGAAGTTTCAGCGAGTTTTGTTCGGAACCAATTCAAAATGGATTGGAAAGGGATTAGAACTGCGGTTGAATCCCTTACTGATGAGCAATCTCGATTGTTCTATGATAATCTCGAACCTGGGGTTCGGGATATACTCTTTCCCCATAGATATCAAATGGGTATGAGTGACAATGTTAGAGATTTTTTCTTTCCAAATGTGGAAGAACAATTTCAAGAAGCATGCGAAGAAGCTGTAAGTGTTGTGGAAAGAAAGCTTTCTACTAAAGCATCTGATATGGTTCAAATTGCAGGTGTTCTTTTAGGAGCTTACGGTTTATCTCAATTTGCTATAGGTTTGGTTTATAGTGATGAAAATGCTACGAAAAGTGGGATTTCCACTATGACCACATTGGGCGCTGGTGCCGCAATGTTTGCTTATACTAATAGATATCAAGGTGTTGGAGATATTACTGGTCAAGTCTGCGATGCTTTTACAAGTGTTGTTTCTGAAGTTCTTAAACTTAAGGATCTCACTAAATCTATTAGGGATTGGTCAAATACGGTCGTGAGTCTTGACAAACTCCGTAAAACGTTACCTGAACTAGTCATCTTTTTCCTAGAAACTATAGATAGCTTTATTGAGTGGGTGTTTGGAGTTAGGCCTTGCGAAGGCTTATTTCCAAACGTTATGGGTGTTAATGTAAAGTTTAATCAAACGTTGAATAAAGCCAAACGATTTTGTGAAGAGTTTAGACTTGGAACGGAAGAAACTTGTGTTGATCAATATGATAGAGCTTTTAACTTACGTATTGAACTTGATAATCTTGTACTTTTGGCCGATAAAAACAGTCCAAAATATAATTTATTGTATCTTTATAGGAAAGATTTAGAAGACATACGTAAGACGCTCTTAACAACCATACCAGGTTTGGAATCCCAGAGAGTAGAGCCTAAAACTGTACTTTTTGTTGGTTCCCCTGGTTCTTATAAAACTACCATGATGAATAGGCTTAGTGACGTCACTGGACAACGGATCAAAGATTGGAAAAAGTTAGACTTTTCTCCAGCTAAGTTCCAAATGGACGGAGCTCCTAAATATTTTGACGGTTATTCCTCAGGAACTCAACTAATTTCTTGGGATGAATTTGGACAACTTAGAGATGCAGTTGGTTCTGCAGAAAATGAATATTTCCAATTCATTAAAATGGTAAATGTTAACCCTTGTCCACTTAATATGGCTAGTGTTGAGGCTAAAGGATCTACTTTTTGTAAAGCTAGATCAATAGTCGGAACTACGAATTGTAAAAAGTGGTCTATTGAGTCCTTAATTGATCCTGGTGCAGTGCATCGTAGGTGGCAAAGACAATTTATTGCTTGCCCTATTGCTGCATTTGGTTACCCAGGACAGACTCCTCTTGAACGCTCTGTTAACTGGGAGGCTGTTAGATTAGCTAAAGGAATTGATCCGGGTTGTGTAATACCTCCATTGGAAAATCATGAAATGGAATTTTATGAATATACTGGTCCAATGCACGATCGGAAACAAGGTCGATTCTATACCTTTGAGCAAATCTGTGAATTGCATTTCCAAGATATTGTTCAGGCAGAAGACATCCACAAAGCTAATGTCGCATTGGGGCAGGTTGAGCTAAATAAAATTCATAGATTTTCCACATTACCTCCTGAAGAAGATCCAAATAATGTCAAGGAATGGCAACACTTTGAGATTTTCTTTTCCATGGATACTCTTTTCTCTGGTTTGAGAGATTACTATCTTGATTTGGAAGATAACTATTCAATCTTTCCTATTTCTATGAGGAGATTTGTTGCTATTAAGGAACAATATCTTGAAGAGTTGAAGGAAAGGTCTATAGGTTTAGAAGAAAAGATGAAAGATAATGAATTTAAGTGTTTATTTGACAGAATGAAACTTTTTATCTCCGACACTGGTTATCGTTGGGAAGCCTTAAAGACTTTGCAAGACCAACTAAAGGTTATATTACCTTTAGCAATGGTTTGTAGTCTCTTTTTACGGAGAGATTCTCATAAGGAAGTTGAAGAGTCCCAACAATTTCAGAGCGTTGTGCAGAAGACTAAAAGTAAGGTTGTGACGGGTCTTTCTTCTTTATTGTCAAAAGAAGTTCAAAAACCCCAAATGGGTCACATTGGTGATCCAAACGGTTATACCTTACTTAAGAAAGCATTGTCTAGAAATCAATATACTATTTATTTAGAATCTGGTGAAAATCAGGTCGTTAAAAATGGTTATGGTTTGATGATTGTAGGAACCATGATGTTGGTTCCAATGCATTTTATTCTGGAATATGAAGCCCTTAGTCAAGAAGCTCTCACCGAAAATCGGAAAGTTATTTTCTCTCAAAAACGAGGAGAAGTTGACAAAATTCGAAGTATTTCGGTTAGAGACTTGATGGAATTAGTAGTTTACCCGAATAAAACGGAAATTAGGAAAGATATCTGTTTTATTAAGCTACCTATTTCTTGGGGTCTTCATGTTGACATAAGAGATATGTTTAGAAGTGAAAAGGAATTACACAAGTATCCTCATCTTAACTCTGCTTCGTTGTTGATACAACACGCCGATATAGTTTCAAAGAAGGGTGAAGTTGCATTATCATCAGAATTTTGGACAAGTCACGGATCAACTAACTTGATTAAGTCTGCGAAAGTAGAATATAATGACAACATCCATGAAATCGGTCCTCTTTATCAATATGATTTTCAAACTACAGATGGTTGTTGTGGTGCTATTCTTGCTGACTTTAATAAAAAGATTCAGAAAGAGAAAATCGTGGGTATACACGTTACAGGAAATGTACTTGGTTTTGGAACCAGTCAATTTGTTTCATCCGAAGATATTGAATTCGCTTATAATGCAGCTTTTGCAGGTCAAGCAGAAGGAGCAGTCTTAAACTTACCCCTTCATTTATATGAAGTTGGTAAGACTAGCATTAGCATTAATCTAGTGCCACTCTATAAAGTAAAGGCTGCACGTTCTAATCCTACTAGTAGTTTTGTTAAGAGTCCAATTCAAGGTTTATGTGCCCCCCCGTTACTATTTCCTTCCAATGTTAGAAGTGAGGTGATACCGGAGGCTATGACAGCTTATCGAAGAGGGGTCTATTGTTCTATAGATTTCTCTACTGTTCGTCATTGTCTCGATGCTTATAAGAACTTCCTCTTTTCAAGTTCCACAAAGACTGTTCCTGTTATTCTTCCTACGTGGGAAGAGTGTGTAACTGGAATAGAAGGCTATGATTTTCCTACAGTTAGTAGAATGACATCTTGTGGTTATCCATGGGTGTTGTCGCGTAAACTGAAAGGAAAATGTGATTGGCTCGGTGATGGTCAAGATTACCATTTTGATAATGAAAATTGGCGTTCACTTGTAAAGTCAGCGGAAAGACTTGAATTTATCATGTCAAAGAATCAAAGGGAAATTTGCCCTTTCATGATAAATCTAAAGGATGAGCTTAGAAAGCCTGGAAAAATTGCTAGGGTTTTCGGAGCTGGACCATTTGATCTACTTCTTGTCTGTTACAAATATTTCGGAGCATTTATTGCTTGGTTTCAATTGAATAGAATTAAGAATGGATCCACTCTTGGAATAAATAGTTATTCTACGGAGTGGCATGAGCTAGCTACATATTTGAAATTTGAGTATGTATTAGCTGGTGATTTCAAGCAATTTGATCAATCGCAACATCCAGACATTGTTTATATGCTTCTTGAGGTTATAGAATTGTTCTACGAACATTCTACTCAGGAAGACAGAAACGTCCGGAGAATGTTATTTTTGGATTGTATAATGCCTTTTTATGTTTATGAAGACCATGTATATGAGGCTCAGGGAGGATTACCCTCAGGGCATTTATTAACTGCTGTTGTTAATACGCTTCTCAATAGTTTATTGCAAATTCTTTCTGTTTATGAATGTTGCAACAAGCGTATTCCAGCTGTTGAATGTCTTAAGTGGTTCCGTTTTGTTTGCAACGGTGATGATTCTCTCGTTTCGATTAGGAAAGAAGATGTTGACCTTATAACCGAGGAAAAATTCTCTGAAGTCCTTTCTCGTTACGGTTTCGTTTATACTTCAGATTCTAAGGATGGAACTTTTGCCAAAGGTAGAATTTTGGAAGAAGTTACATATTTGAAGAGAACTTTTAGATTTGAACCCACCAAGAGATTTTATGTGGCACCACTACTTTTACCCAGATTGTTGGAATTTCCAAATTGGACTAAGAAAAATGATGGTATGGAAATTTTGCGCACTAATTTGGAAAAATTTCTCGTAGAACTTTCCGCTCACGGCAAATCGATATTTTCACAATATGCTCCAACAATTATACAGGCGTACAAGGAGCATTGGACTGTTGCGCCCAAGGTTAGCACATGGTACGGCTGCCTTGAAAGTTTTTGTACCAACACGGAATATAATTTTACTTTTCAATCAAACATGACTTTTACAACATATATCGATTTAAAGCGACAGGACTTATTGGAGTTGTCCTTCATAAACACTCTGACCAGTGGGAATAGAGATACCACTGAGAAATTTGAAGTTATCTCTAAATATCAAATGAATAACAATGTTATTGAACAAGACAATGATGTTGATGCAACATTTTTAAATAATGCTATGGTCGTTAAAAGCGAAATGCCTTTTAAAAATGGTAGTGAGTTTAACGCAGATACCCAAGGAGGAAGACTTCCGACGGAAATCAATAGATGGTTGGAAAGACCCGTTATTTTTAATAGTGGTACTCTTGCTTCTACAGATAATGCGAATACATTCGCTACTTGGAAATGGCATGAGCCTTTAACCAACATAGATATCCTTAAAAATAAAATGCTTGGTACTTTTACTATCAGAGCTGACTTAAAAATTAAGTTGGTTATTAATGCTAACCCTTTCCAACAAGGTATGTATGTACTAGCATATCTGCCACATGGTGGTTCGTATGGTAGTGCTGTAAACACCCCTTTTAGTGATTGGAACCTAGCACATAGGCATTGTTTAACACAAATAACACAACTTCCACATGTCAAATTTGATATAAATTGTGACACAGAAGTTGAATTGTATATCCCATGGGCTAGTGGTATTTCTGGATTTCCATTTAGAGCTAACACTACAAATACGTGGGGTATGATCGGTACCTTCTTTTTATATCCTGTAGTTCCAATTACTGCTGCTAGTGGTAGTTTAACTGCTTCTTACACACTTTATACCAGTTATCATAACATTGAGTTGGGTGTTGTTGGATTCCCACAAATGGGTAAGGTTACTAAAAAGAAAGACTTATTGGCTCAAGAACAAGAAGGTTTGAAACCGTCTGATTATCTTAAAATGGGCAGTGATGTTACAGGAGCTTTGAGTTCCGTTCCATATCTGTCTAGTATTACAGCTCCTCTCAGTTGGGTTCTGGATGCAACGTCTAGAGCTGCTAAGGCATGGGGTTTTTCGAAACCCACAACCTTAGAGACTCCACATCGAATAGCTAGAACCAATTTTGTTGGAATGGCTAACAGTGATTATGGTAACCCAGTTGATTCGCTAGCCCTTACTTTTGGAAATCATGTTCAAATAGATCAGGGTAACAGCAATAATATAGACGAGTTGGATATACAAGGTATGTGCCAGAGATATGCTTGGATTTTTACGCAAACCCAATCTACTTCCGACACTCCTGGTCAACTCTTTACCATGGGAGTTAACCCTACTTGGTTTTCAAGTACAACAGATTCTGCAACTTCGTTGAGAAACTATACCCCAATGGGTTTAGTTTCAACACAATTTCAACATTGGCGTGGAGATATTGTTTTTAGGCTTCACTTTGTGAAGACAAAGTTCCATAGCGGTAGAATCATGCTGGCTTTTGAACCATATATAGATGGTGAATGGACGACAGGAGCTGGTCTCTTGTCAACTAGTGACTATCTTGTAAGAACTATTGTTGATATTCGTGAACAACAAGTTCTAGAGGTGAGAGTTCCTTTCATCTCCCCGTTACCTTGGCTTGATCGGGACAAGGCTAGTGGGCTCTTACGATATTTTATAATTGATCAGTTGACGGCTCCGGCCACTGTCAGCTCATCAATAAAAATTATAGTAGAGGTAAAGGGAGAAAACATGCAGTTTAATGGACCAAATGGTCTTGCTGGTGTTGTTCCTTTTGTACCTTTCACATACCAAAGTGGAAGTGAACCGATTAGTTGTGACATTGGAGCTGTTAATTTAGCTGAATCTAGGTTAGCAGATCCTTGTGCCACGACTCATGGACAAAAGATAACTTCTCTGAGGAGTTTATTGAAAAGAGCCTCATTTGCTAGACAGGCAACTGAACCTATGACTACTACTAACCGATATACGTTAGTTCCATTCGCGAACTATACTTATAAAGGTGATGGTACTGCTAGACTTGGTTCTAATACTGTTGTCACAAGAGACTTTTATTCAATTCTTCAGAATACTTTTGCTTTTAGTAGAGGTGGAGTTGTCATTCGACTAATACCCATTTCAGCCAGTTCAACACAGACAAATTTTGTCGCTATGGATGTGGTTGGAAGTGGAGCCGGTGTTGTTGGTAACATGGTAATTAGTTCTGCAGTGACAACTGGAGGTTTCCAATATGCAGCTGTAGGTCTTGGGATGTCTTGGTCCCAAGTTTCTACACCAGCACAAGGATTTCTCCTTCCTCAGCATTCTAAAACCTTAAGTAGGGTAAATGCGTGCAATTCCATAACTACGTTAAAGAGTTTGGATTTTGCTCATCTTATGGCTGATCCAGTTCAGTTGATAATGTATCAACAAGGAGGCACGGCAATACCGTGCTATTGGACCAGAGAAGGTGCTGACGACTGCTCGTTTTCGAACTTCGTTAGCGTGCCCCCTATTTATATCGATGCCTCCGCCTAGAGGGGCAGCGAAGACATGTGTAGGTACATGTTAGTGTCCAAA